CCTGGATAAATATGAGTGTAGAAGGTTCTAAAACACATGTTTGCCGTGATTGTTATTTTAGCCCTAAGCACGACACTTTTGTTAAAGAATTTTTTGTAAAAGAAGCGGTTTATACCGAGCAGTTTGATTTAGACTATAAAAAATATCTTGATGAAAAAGCTGAAGAAATGGCACAAAAATATGGAATATCTAAAGAAAACATTATAGAAATCAATAATAAAATTAATGAATTAAAACAAGAATTTTCTTTGAATTATTTTAAAAAAATAATTCAAGAGCTAGTTGAGGATTCGGAGAAAAAATAGTGGTAGAAGAATTTAAATTTTGTTGGGGAGAGCCTTACTGCGTTAGGGAAGCCTTAAAACATTATTACAAGAAAAAATATCATACTCAGGTGGATATTGATTCAATCAAATACCAGCCTTATGAGGGTGATCTTGAATTAGTTAAATTAACAAAAAAGTTTGTTAAAGATACGACGGGTGTGGAATATAAGCATTTAATAATAACAAACGGAACAACCGGTGCTTTAAATATAGTGCTAAGATCTTTGCAGCGTAAACACGGATATAAAAATTGTTACATACATAAATATCATTTTTCATTTTATCCAACTATTATAAGCAAAAATAACTACACTCAAAAAATAGGGTTATACCGAAATCATGAGCTTGAACTAGGCGGAAAAGACACGGTAGGAATGGTAGACAGTCCCTCGAATCCTTCCGGGGATTTGTTATTATATACAGATACTTACAACAACATTATATGGGATAGTGTATATCATAACCCTGTTTTTATCAATACAATTCCTGTAAAACCCGATCACCGGGTTAACTGCGGCTCTTATAGTAAATGCTTTGGGATAACAGGAGCCCGAACAGGTTGGATAGCAACCAACAATGACGAGGACTATTTGTTGTTTAGAGAAGAAAACATGTACGAAAATTGTTCTTTTTCTTATTTTTCTCAAAATTTTGTTTTAGACTTAATGCAAAATACTGATATTGATGCTTTTATGAAATCTTCTCGTTACAGAGTAAATAACAACAGGGAAATGTTTGACAGAATATGCTACCTATTCGACGGTCAATCTGTTCCTGAAAACGGTATGTTTTATACAGTATGGGCATCTCCTTATACGATTAAATTATTAGACAAATTAAATGTCAAAACTATACAAATGGATGCTTTGGGAAATGATAAATTCCTAAGATTTAATCTGGCACAAACAAACGATTTGACAAAAAAAGCAATTCGTTATATTATAAAAGAAGACGGAAAATAGAATGTTTATTAAAAAAAATATCGGCAGATTTGTTTTTACGTTACGCACCGGACATATTAGTAATTTCAATATCTTACAAATAGGGATAAATACATTCTTTGGAAAACAATTATGTATATGCTTATTAAATGTAAATTTTATTATATATTATATGAGTAAAAAAGAAGAAAAAAACTTTGCTGATATGTGCGCTGCTTTAAGCGATTCGTCCGATAAGTGGGATGATTGGGATGGTTTAGAATAATGAACGAATTAAAAATGTTTTTAGAAGAACACCCGCATTTAATACCTTATCAAATTCGCTTAGAAAGAGAGATGAACTTGGTTCCCGATGCCGATAGGTTAAAAGTATTAGCAAAACATATAATATATAATTTACAAGAATTAGAAACTGAGTTTAAATTGTTACAATTAAAGTTAACGGTTATTGGAGATATTAATGAAGGCAATACTTGAATTTGATTTAGAGGATCCTTCTGACAGAAAAACTCACGCAAGATGCGTTAATGCTACTAATGCATACATTGCAATGCATGAGTTCGGCAATATACTCAGACAATATACTAAATACAATCATCAAATTGGAGAAGGAGCAAGGTGGGCTTTGCCAGATGGATACCACATCTTAACAGATAAAGAATCGGAAATAGTTTGGCATGTTGTACATCATATAGCTCGTGAATATTACGATACGCTAAATGATTGCAAAGTTGATTTAGAGGATCTAGAATAAGAATTAGTAAAATAGATTTGAATAAAAGATATTCAAAAAATAATATTGTTGTATGTTGTAAAGAATGTAATATTACAAATGGCGCTTATTTTAGTTATGAAAAATTTAAAACTGTGGTATCTTTGATCAAAATACTCAGACCAGAGGATTTCTCTCTTGTTATAACGGACTAATTAGTGGTTTATAAAGAAAAAATGTTAAAAAGAATTAAATTAAAAAATGTTTTGCTAATACTACTAGGAATATCCATGCTTACGGTAGTTTCTAGCATACTATTTTATATATTTTCAGTAATCCTGTTCGTATTGAACATGGCTTCTAAAATAGTTGGAGCTTTACTGGTAGGGTATAATTCTTATCATATATTTAAACAGATTAAAAATGACGAAGAAAACGAAGTACTGGACGAAGATTAAAAATGAACATAAAAAAAATTGTATTAAAAGCTCATGATGGTAAAAGCGCAATTGTTTGTAATGCAGATATTTTTTTAAAAGATAAAAATATTTTCTTTTATGCAAAAAGTGATTCTGAGATTATATCGGTAGACGTTCCCGGGTGGTTCAAAGCCGCTATTGGAGAAATTAATTGGGAGTATGTTAAAAGCAAAATAAAAGAAAAAGCCCATGTTATAGACGATGGTGAAAACGGCATGGAGCTGACTATAAATTATTAAATTCTTGACCAGTCAGGCATTATGGCATCTATTCCTTGTTTTTGACAAATAACATCGTGAGGCATGGGTGTAGAAGCTTCTGAAGCTCCGTCCTGTCTAAGACACCCCACAAGTACTTGAGTGGTAGATACGGATGATATAGTGTTATTATTTTGAGCGCCACTGCTATGTATGGGATAAATAGGGGCTGTCACAGCAGATGGGGTTGTAGAGAATATGTTAGAAACAAAATCATACGTATACCTATATTCTGCACCGACTATAGAAATACTTGCAGCTCCTGCTATAAAATTAAAATTTTGACTAATAACAGCTCCTCCATCTGATGCTTTAAAACTCAATATCGTCAAATTAGTTTCACCAAAATAGTATGCTTTAAAAATGTTTGAGCTTGAATTTGTATAAAAAGCTCCTACTTTTTTATACTCGGAAAATCCAGTAGGAGATGTTGCAGAAGTAGACGCTACAAGCTTGACCGCATTACTACTTACTACTGTATAAACATAATAAAAAGTTGAAGCAGCGATAGTCCCTGTATCAAGACCTCCCGCTCCTGAAACAGCAGTACTTAAAGTTAGAGAACCTAGAGTAGCTGTTGTATTGCCTGTTTTTGTAAATTTTGCAAACTTATCTTGCTCTAATAGATCCGATAATGTTCTAGAAAGTGCCATATATTATTTTCCTTATAGTTCTGCGTCTGCTCTAAATGTCCAAGCTGTCCAGTCGTTTATATTTGCTCCGTTAGATCTTCCCGCTGCTCCAAATACGGTATTTACATCTACTACTGATGGAGCTGAAGCGTTTTGTCCTGTTATTATCGTATAAGTCACAACAGGTACAATTCTTTTTTCTGTCTTGTAAGAACTCCACCATCTTGAAAATGTAGAAGCAGCCGTTCCGGAGGAGGCGACCATTCCAACTTCATAATATCTCTGACACAGCTGTAATTCTTCAAAAATATCTCTTCCGGCAAGTCGAAACTCAGGTTCACGAGTTTGACCCTCGTTATCTTCCTGAAGACATGCATCTGTTAACCAAAAATTATTTACTATATTATCACAAGCATTGACTTGATTTGATGTGGCAATAAAATTACCTGATTGCCAAGAGTTAGCTGATGCTCTTAAATTAGATCCGCAAGCCAATACAAAACCTAATTTTAAACCAATTCCATTAGCGTAATCCCATGTTCCAAATGAATCATGCTGGAATCTTACAATTTTCTTTTCCCAAGTATTTGAAGCAGAAATTGTATATTCTTTAATCAAAGAACGAGTATCCGTTGCATTTCTGATGGAGATACAGAATGTTCCGGTTTTAGTTGACTTAACCCAAAATGATAGTACAACTTTTTTATTTTTAAAACTTCTGAGTATATTCCCTTCTATTCTTTGAGATATTAAAGTATAATCATTTGCACCGATAGATACTTGAGCGGTTGTGCAGTCAGAAAGTAACGAATAAATACCGAATGCAGAAGAGGGAACATCAGAAGAACGAGAAACAGTATGTACCATTGTGCCTGTTTTTCTATACATCCATCTATCGGCTGTATAAGTACTATCTGCAATAGCGGCAAATGAAGTATTACGTTGAAAATACGAAAAATCGCCATTTATTAAGGCATTCTTTAAATCTAATTTAACACTCATGTTTATATTCCTTGCTCAATACTTCCTCTAATTCAATGATTACTTTTTACATATTTTTTTCTATTTTCCGTAGTCCGTATAATCCTTGAGTTCTTTTAATATACACTCTATATTTTTTCTCTAGCTGTCTGTCTATCAAGAAGAAGTTGCATATATTCTTCTGTTGATAATTTTGTAGGACAACCTAACTCAACTTGATCTCTATGTCGAATGACTTTGTAATCTGTTTCTTTTAAAAATCTTTTAGCCCATGCTCTATCTTTTTCTTCCCGAGACACCCCTTCCACCTGCTCTAGTAGGTCCGGCGATTCCTCGGGTGCTCCGTAAATTTTATATCCTTCTGGCAGTGGCTTAAATGGAGGTTCCATTTCCATGATTATTTTTTTGCCTTCAGGTGTCTCTACTATAAATCTCATATTGCTCCCAAATTCTTGTTCAGTCCGGCCGTGGTTGCTTTATTAATTTGCAGATTTGTATTGCTCTAGAAGAGCATTTAATATTTTATTAGTTGCCATATTATTCTATCCTTATTACAAAATACACGTTTGCATTTTTAGGACGAGTTTCATTTTCACCAGCCGAAGAGGTGTTTTCTGCGATGGTACTATTCCCATAATACCCGGTTTCTGCAATCGGGTGAGATGCTTGTCCCGCTGTTTCTCCGTAAAGATTTACAGCATTGTGATTAGCTACTAAATGAAAATGTCCCTGCATAGCATGGCCTTGTACGCTTCCAACAGTATCTCCAGTATTTCCGCCCGTATTTGCTGCTGTTCTCGATGCTCTGTCTGGATCGTTTCCAATACCGCCGTCAACGCCACGAGGGAATCTTCCTCTTAGATCTGGAATGTTTATATTTCCACCAGACGTACCCCATGCTCCACCTAAATTCTCATTAAGCTTTGCATAAGAAGATATTGCTAATGTAGAGTTATCGCAGATTCTACAGTTTGAAGGAATTTTGGTTGGAAGTCCGTACCAAAGAAATCCCCCGCCAATAGGACATCCTGTAAAGTAATCTGTATTACCTTCGTCCTGAGTTCCTCGTCTTAAAGATGTTTTTGCCATATATTTACCTTATATTTACCTTATATTTACCTTATATTAATATCCTATCGCAAACCAGTAAAAAACTCCTGCAACATCATCTGTACTAGATATTTGAAATTGAGAATTACTTAAAATATTAGCACCGCCTAAAGCCCCAAACTGAGTATATGACTGCCATACTCCGAATGGTCCATGAGTAGCCTGCAATGAAAAACAAGCACTAGGGAACGCTATTGGAAAATTAGCTGTGCCAGTTGAATTTGCTGCAACCGTAAGTTGACCCCACTGCATAATTAATCCGCTAGGTAACTTCTGATATCCATTTGTTGTCAATGATGCATCAAATTGTCCTAATGCTGTTGCATTACTTGCTGAAACAGCATTTGCAACATTAAATAATTGAGCAGCATCACCATTCAAATCCGCCTTGTTTACTTCATGATCTAAAACCATATCTCCAAAAGCTCTTCTTTCAACTTCACTTGGAGATGCGCTGTAATAATCACTTGCTTGAGTTCCTGCTACAACAGCAAGATCATCAGCAATTTTCTTAATAGAACCGCCAAGGCTCTCTATAGTTCCGATTGCATTAAAATCAGTAATCGCTTGAACACCAAAATCCACCACAATGTCATGAGCCACCGAAACCGGTGCTACGTTAAAAACAACCGTAGTTCCAAATCCATTGCCTGAATCGACTTCATAGTAGTCTTTATCTAAAGTCGTACTTGAATTTCCTGTATTTCTATAAGCTAAAATACCGTTTACAAAAATCTTAACAATACCAATATTTTCATTTGGAAATAAATTAACTTGAAATTCTTGTGCAAGATTCAAAGTCGTTTGTCCAATAGCTAAAGTATAAGATCTAGAAACAGTTCTAGCAGAAGCTACTACTAAATCTGAAACTGGTGCTGAATTAATTGTTCCAACGAAAATTTCTCCTGACTCCGCTCCAACTCCCTCGTAAGGACCGATTAATGATACATTATATGCATCGATTACAAGATAATCCAATCCCTGAATTAACTTACCATTAGAGGAAGAGACAAGTTCGAGGTTCTTTTTGTTTACTGTAAGATTTGCGCCAGAAATTTCAGCCACTGTCGCCTGGGACACGGTTGGCATTTCGGCAGACGGAAGTGTTAAAGCAAGAAGGTTAATAGTAAGTTGACCCAACGTTGCCTTGTGATAAAACACCACATTACGAGAGGCAATAGGAGGGATTCTAGATTTTGCCAGATCCTTCTTGCTGAGTGAAATGTTTGATTTAGCAATTGAACTCATAAGTTAAACCTTAATGATGTAATTTACATTGATATTTTTAGGTCGTGTCTCAACTCCGCCCGTTCCGCCTGACTGAGTGGTTTGAACACCTCTCCAGTATGACCCGCCTGGATCAACCCCGTGTGTGTCAACTCTTGTTTCTACTGAGTGAGTGTGACTCTTGAATTGGTCTTCTTGAATACTTCCTACCGAATTTCCAGAATTACCACCATTTGTGGGGCTTCTTAGGTTTTTATCTAGATCTAATCCTGCATCTCCATCAACACCTCTGAGAAATCGTCCCCTATAATCAGGAAGATTAAAGGTTGAGCTTCCATCCCCTATGCCGTGAGAGGTTCCTATCATAAGAAATAACGATGCATACTCTGTCCTAGAAACGGCTCTTCCATCGCAGATTAAATAACCGTATGGGGCTGCGTTTCCTGCAAAAGGGAAAACAACTCCTGATGGTATGCCTAAATTTCGTCGTTTATCTGCCATATTACTGCTCTTGTTGTTTTAATTCTATTTTATTATCGATAATTTCAAAGTCTGGCTTAAGAACAGATGCCCATTGATCATCAATAAAAGCTACAGTATAATGTTCTGTTATGTCGGGCAAAGATCCCGATACAGAGTTTTCAGGCTGTTCTTCTGCTTCTATAGTATCAAGATAAATTTTTGTCTCAGCATCGAATCTATGGTATAGCATGTATCTCCTAATATTTAATGATATAGTTAATTAAAGAGTTTTTAGGACGGGATTCAGTTCCGCCTGTAATATCCGTCAAAACTTGTTTGGCGGTAAGGTTACTTAATCCAGAATTTTTTACACCAGCAACCGTCGCACCTTGACCGGCAACAGATACTTGATTTCCTATTCCGGCATCGGCATCATTTTGAACGTGAGTGTGAGATCCGAATTGATCACCCTGAATAGATCCTAACCCACCTGCACTATTCCCACCAACTGTAGCTGCTGTTCTTGAAGCATAATCAGGATCTTCGAACTGTACAATTACAGCACTATTGACTGATCCTGATGTTAATGCAATTCTTGTTCCAGCAAGTGCATTTGCTAATGTTGTGGCAAATGCTAATGTGTTTGAATTTACTACGATAGCGTAATAATCAGTAGAAATAGCAAGACCTCCTAACGTACCGCTTGATAGCCTTATTTTAAATCCTGTTCTATTAATTCCGTGATTAGAAAATGTAGCTTGGGTATTGTTCGGAGTTATAGGTACTGTTCCAGATCCGATAATTGTTGTTATGTTAACTCTTCCACGAAGAAAAGTCCCTCTATAGTCAGGTAAATTAAAAGTTGTTAATCCGTCACCTTGACCGTGAGAAGTCCCGAGAATATCAAATAAAGCGGAGTATGTCGTTCTACTTACGGTCTGTCCTTGACAAAGAAGATAACCTTCGGGAGCGGTCGAACCTGCGTAGGCTTTTACCTCTCCTGTTATCGATGATTTACTAACCAATGCTCTTGCCATATATTATACCTATACTGAATATATTACTATGTTATCTGCGTCGTCTATACAAATTTCTCTTAGAGTACCATCTGGTCTACGCAGATAAATCCCTCTTCCAGCAATACTTTTATCAACAGTATTATCCGTTGAACCAAGATGGTTGGTCGCCAACAAATTTGCATTAGTATCCGAATTGTCAAATCCAGACCCTTGAGATTGATCGAAAATCAACTCTATTGTTTCGCCCGGAGCTAAGAAACTACCTGATGCGAATGTTATATCATGTCCACTAATTGAAAAAGCTGGATATCTATAAACCTGGCCTGTTCTGATATCGTATATTTTCATATTATCGGCATCAGGAAGAAAGGCTGTTACTGTAAAAGTTGTCGTATTTAAATCGCCACTGAATGTGAATTTTTGTAAAGCCTGACTTCCAGTAACAACATCTCCAACATGTTCGTCATAAAACATGCCAAAGGCCTTTAGTTTTTTACCAGAAGCAGAGGAAGTTACTCGAATTCTTAGATCATATTCATGCCCAGAAACTTGATATCTAATTTTTGCTGTTCCAGCAGACCACACAGTTCCATTATAAACAAAATCTGTTCCGGCTGTTGTCGAACGAACTCCAATTGAAGTTGTTGATGCAACAAAAGAAGATCTATAAGTGGCATCTGTTTCTATTTTAATCCAGTAGCTTCCGCCTGCTGGAAGGACATTTCTAAAACCGCTCAGAGTTAAAATGTTAGTTCCTGCACTTAAACCTGAACATAATGCTATTGTGCTGTAAATAACACCCCCTGTTGGAGAGTTAGAACTATCTTCTACAATACTGATCACATAAGAACCACCAGGAGATCCGGTTTTTACTAAATTTAAAACTAATTGATTAACAGCTGACTTATCAGTCACTGTAAACTTGGTGGCAATACTTCTTAAAGCTGTCGCATTAAGCTCTGTGGTTTGAGTATCAACAGCTTGAGCAAATAAAGAAACGCTTGAAGGGACTGATAATAATTTATCACCAGTAAATTTCTGGGATAAATTCTGACGAGTCATTGATATAGCTTCAAAATTTGTTCCGTCCAGAGAAGCTTCGTAAACAGCATTGTCATCTCTTGAAGCAGAATCAAACCATTCGGCATGTAATTCAACTCTTAAACAATCATTATCGCTTGTTAAAAAATCTGTGTCAAATAATTGAGTTGATTTAAAATATTGAGCAGCTGCAGTAAATGAATAAACACCGTTTGCAATGTCAAAACTTGCTGTGGCAGAATCTTCAAAATTATCTTCATCAATTTCAAAAACAACAGGAGTGACAAATTCATAGTAAGAGCTAATTAATCTGTGTTTAAGATTTTCAGTAAAACTATTAGCATCTCCAGTTCCGCTTCCAGACCCTCCACCAGTGCCTAATTGCATAATATCGGCTTGGTCAATGTCTTCAATTCCTCCCGAATTTTCTTGAACAGTTACTTGTCCTAATTGAATTCCCTTGGCAAAAGCTGCTTTAGGAGCATTTGCTTTGACAATATTACTACTCGCTGCCGGAAGAACAATTAATTGAGCTGTAATTGTATTGTCTACATTTACAGATGAAGGAATTATTGTTACTGAATAATTTAAATATTCTGTAACACCGATTGTTGCAGGAGTAAAGTTTACGCCTAAAACAGTGACCCCGTCATTTGCATAAACATTTCCTGTGCTAAAATCAATTTCAGCACCTTCAAAACTTAATACAAGATTTTTTAAACTTTGAATTAATTTTTGACCATTATTTAAAATTCTATCAGATCCTGTAACAACAACTCTTTTTTTATCGACGGGATGTTCTTTTAATCTTAATTGACCAAATAATTTATTAAGGGTGTCCAAAGACTGTTGTAGATCTGTATCAGAATCTGATAAACCACCATCTTTTGTAACACCAACAGTTGTTACCGCCGTGGGAGCGTGATCTGGATCAGCAAGACCGGACAACAATCCGTGATCATTTGGAGCAACCTGCGCAAATTGTGTATCTTCTGCTGCTCTTAAATCTCTTACATCAACAACATTTGCGTTTGGTGTATTAGTAAAAGCAGACGATGATTGGAAAATAATTCTGTATAATACTTTAAATTCCTGAACCGGCATTGTGCCAAAGCTCAGTGAGTCATAGCTATCTTCTGCTTGAGCATCAGAAAGCAGTGCGTGTTCTTTTTGTCCAAGAATAGCGATTACCGGCTCGCTAATGTTATTTGTGGCAAAAACCCACATACTGACATAGTAGCCTTCTTGAATATCAACCTGGGTCCAAGGACCGGCTGGATTGTTGTATTGAATTCTTACAGCGCCCTGTTTTACAGGATACTGAGTAGCAACATCTTTTCTCCAATCACCGGCTGCTCCGTTTCTATAAAATACAGGAATCTGCGCAATAGGATCAAGGATTTGTTCGAATGGATTAACAGGAGAGGCAGAGTTAGTAATACTAATCTTGATGTCTTCATCTCTAAGAATAATATTGCCGATAGCTATTTGTGCGTCAGAGTTTGAATTCCCGGTTCCGCCAGTGGTGAAATTGATCGCTCCGCCACCGGTTATTACTGCACCGTTTAGATTATGCAAATATTCGTGTGTAGCGCCGTCTAGCGTGATGCCGTGACGTTCGTCAGCTAAAATAATAGCTTGATTGTTTGCTGCATCCCAGTATATATTGGAAACATATATTTTTTGTGTTATGATTGAAATATCGAAAACAGTACTATAGTCTAATGTTCCATCGATTTCAAAATAGAAAAAATAAATACCTTCCGTGTCTGGTATAGTAATTTGTTGTGCAGAATTAAATCTAAAAATTCTTCCTTTAGCAAAAATATCAAAATGAGTAGCGGGAGATAGCGGAGAAATTGAAAAAGTTCTTGATCCATTATCAAAAGAGATTTGAGAATCAGTTCTATTTGGGAAACCTGTTGGTTCTTTTACAGCATCTTCAACTTCAATTGGTTTCCAATATCCTCCAACTTTTTTCCAAATAGTTTTTACATAATCTGTTCCTGCTTCGACTCTGATTAAATCGCCATCAACAGGCTGTTGTAATCCGCCGAAAGCATACATTTTTTCAAATGCAACAGCCGTACCAACTCCACTTACTTTGTACAATCCTTCAATTGGGGAATTTACAAAGAAAACATAATCACCGTTTAAAAGGGTTTCGCTGTCAATTGTGACAGATGCCCCTGTAGGAAGAGAAGTAGAAATAAGATCAACAACCCTTACTCTTGGTATAACATCGTCTCTTTGTTCAAGACGCTTCAGACTTCTGGTTAAATTTTCACCATCCGTCAGGTGCATGTTAGTTCTGGCAACACCTAAGGCATTTGTGTAATCAGGACTAATATCACTTTCGCTAGGAGAGCCGATATATTGAAGAACAGCTTCGCTTGTATTATCAGAAATTTCTTGCCATTCACCTTGTTGTAATTCTTGACCGCCTAATACTCTTGCATAAACTTTAGCAACAGATCCTGTGTCATCTTGTCTATAAAATAGCCAAAAATAATCCTCTCCGAAAGGAACTGATCCTCTATCTGCTATTTGAACATGCCTTTCAGAAGAAGGTGCTGAATTTGTTTCATAAACACCAAACGCATACTGAGCGTCAAAGCCAGCAGGTCCTGAAGACATTTCTAAAAATGGTGTCGCAAGAGTTACTTGAGATAAAGAATTGACAGATAAAATTTCATAATAAAATTCATCACCTCTTGAAGCATCTTTAATAAAATCGCCAGCCTGAAGATCAGATGTCCAATTTACAGATCCTACTGATGTAACAACAGTTCCGCCCTGAGTAAATACGAGGTTTGGGATAATGTTTACACCACGAACCAGCTCAAGATAAGCAACTTGGTTATTAGAAAGAACGATATCATCAGTGGCTTCGTTTTCAAGAATAGCATAACGCAATCTTCCACCGATGAAGCTAAGATATAGTTCATCACTCCAGTTAATTTGACCGGCTTTTGATGTTAAAGTAATATTTGCAGAAGGAACCTGTAAACCGTTTCCTGTGTGAAGATAAACTTGATTCTCAGGATTAGCTAAATTATAGTTAGAAATGATAGTATTAATATCGTTTATACTATTTGCAACCAGGGTAATAGGTTCTGAAGCACTTGCATTTACAGTTTTAATTATAACATTTGTCGTCATTCCAACTACAAGACCCTGGAAATCAAATGCACCATGAATTACATTCCCTTTTCCGGTAAACGCAGTATTGGCTATATCTTGGCGCAATCTTGAAATAGATCCGGCACTTTCTGAGTACCAAAAAGGAGTCCCCTTAAGGAGTTTGAACTCTGTCATTAAAGCGTCAAAAAAATCCTTCATTGTAGTGATTTGTTTATCACCGCCAAAAAAAGGATTAGACGTAGATGATGTTGATGTGTAAAAATTTTCTACACGACCATCATTCCAAGGGTAGTTATGAAATGGGTTAGGATTTTGATCTCCAGCAGTTCCAAGTCTGTAAAGTAAAGGACGGCGATCTGTAATAGAAATTACATTGTTTGATCCGTCTGTTTGTACAATCGCAATCGGTAGTACGTTACTAGCAAAAGACGAGGTTGTAATTACAATCTTATAATCTAAAGTAATCGCAAGTGGGACTGTTTTAGAAAATTCAACATTAGAGGTGGGATTCCAAAAATTAACTTGATCGGTTGTGGAGTCATTAACATCTCTTACGAATTCTAATCCGATATAGTTATCAGTGTTTGGAGTAAAAGCTCCATCTATTCTATCATTTGTTGTAGAGCTTAAAACCTCCGACGGTGTACCTGCAGGGATAACATAAAAAGTACCTGATTCATTGGACGATCCGTGTAAAATAGCCGAATTTTCTACTAACAATTGAAGACCGCTGGCAGAGGCTCCTACGGATCCTGGCATGTTAATTTCAAGCCCTCTAATTACATAGCTTTTATTTTCTCCAATAATTAGACCTTTGATTAATTCGTCAAAATCATTAGAAACAGCTGATTCTATAGATTTAAGATGCGGAACATCAATTCTCTGCTGACCCAAAAAATTTTGCCGTCTTCTTACGCTCATTTGATACCTTACAACCTATTGGAATTATAAATATACATTATAAAATTTCACTTATACAATAATATCATATATTGTAAAGATTTAGTGCGAAGATTTTTTTCTTGATTTATTAAAAAATAAGTGATAATATGAACTTAGGAGAATAATTATGAATAAACAAAAATTAGAAGAAGATATTAAAAAAAGAAGAATAAATCCTTATATTTCAAATAGTTATACAGATTTACCTAGTGTTAGCGTGAATGATATGGCAAGTTTAAGCGATTTATTGATAGCAATATTTGATAAACAAAAAAACTCTTGTTGCCCAAGTCCAAAAAAATATAAGAACGGCATAGGCAAGATGGTGTTTTGGTCTTGTAAGAGCTGTGGCGCTGATTTAGGAGATATTAATGACTAAAAAGGAATTAATTGAAATGCTTGAAAATTGTCCGGACGATGCCGACGTTTATATTGATATGCTGAACGATGAGGATTTTGATGGGGATAATAAATGGGTTTCTCATGTAAGAAAACCTTTTCCCATGATAAGATGGGTAAAAGATGGGAAAATTGCACAAAGACCGTGTGAAGAAACTACTGAGGCTAAAAAAAGTATTGTTCTTTAACTATCTGTCCAGCGGCTGTTGTCCCTGAAGTCCAATAAAACTGAAACTAAGAGTCATATTTCCTTTAGCAGAAACATCAACTTTTTCATTTGTAACCTGAGCATTTGGGATCCACATTAATTGTTCGCCTGTTCTTCTGTCAGATATTCTAATTGATACATAAGGAGCGTACATAGAATCTGTAATCTTAGGTCTAATGCTTTGTCCTTGCAAGCCGTTTGAATTGGCTACCCTTATGCCAGAAACACTCCCTTGAATAGATACTCTTGTAATTTTTATTTCTTGAGGAAATACAGAGTCAATTCCGTAGATAGGTTCTTCGCCGTAATCTATAGTGTAACTTAATTGTTGGACCTCGTTATAAGGTTTTCCATTTATATGCAAATTGATGTGTGCGCCTGATATAACTCTTTGAGTAGCCATTATAAATCTTCCTCTGTGCCCCAGATGTAATATTTTTCTGAATTAACAGAATCTCCCCATTTACCCAATCCTACATCATTCGGATATAAAACATATATTACGACAACAATACCCGTTGCTGTAATTTCTTTAATAAGTTTTTCAGCATATATTCTTCCTGCTATAGAATCCGTCAAGAAAAATGGTAAATCCGTACCATCCTTGTTAGGGAAAGGAGGAGCAAGTTTAGAAACTAAAGCAATATCAGTACCAATTGGGTGTGTTTTTTTAAATTTATAAGAAGGATTAATTCTTATAGTCTGAGAAGAAGGTCTGGAAATATAAGGAACAGGACCTTCTTGATGCGATGTTCCAAGTCCTATCATTAGATATCCTGTATCATCAGGAAAATCAGAAGCATCATCAACAAATAATATTGCATCACTATTAACATTTAAAGATTCCGTAGTAAGTGCCGCTTTATCACTTATTGTATATCCTACGGTTATATCGTATGCATACGGGCCGTTTTGATTAGTCAAAGAAGGAGTATTGTCTCCATATATGTGAGCAGCACCTTTTCTATCTCTTCTTACAATTTTTGTAGTAGCTGGCATAAAAACTTCAATTGTTCTTGGAGAAGTTTGAAATGCCGCTGCATATCTTTCGTTTGTTGTTAAAATTCTTTTTTGAGCATTAAAAAATAAAATAGCATCAGCAGTGCCTTGCAAAGTGGTTTGAGGAATACCATTCGGATTTTCATATTCAATATAGGCCTCTCCTATATTTCCGCCCTGTGCTGCTACTATGTTAAAAGTACCTCTATTAACTAGATCAAATGCAGAACCATAGATATTGACATAGTCACCTACTTTTACTCTTCCCAGAGCTGGATCTGCTCCTCCTGTCCATGTAGCTTTTATTGACCCTCCGGCCTCTTGTGCAAGAGTCCATTGGGTGGTGGAATCAGCCGAGGTTGGCCGTATTTTATCAAATTTTAATACATTTTGAGCCTTTCCTCCAAGAACTCTTACACTAGAAGAAGGGCCGTCTGTAGAAGATATGAGAACTACTTTATTATTGCCGTTTTCTTCTCTTAAAAAAGCTGCTCCAGTTCTTCCTGCTTTTCTGATAGATTTAGTAATAGCATCTGATACTTCTTGAGCAGAAGCTGCGTTAATGTTTTGAAATTGAGTTGAAGAAAAAGTCACCTCAACAGGTTCAGAATCATCAAATAGCAATATTAAATTATCTCCATTTTCTAAAGCATAAGGCTCAAACTCAAAAGATGGAGAAGTAGCTCTTGTGAATATTTCGCCATAAAGAATTCTTAGTAATTGGTGAATTAAATCTCTTACCTGCTTTCTGGTCGTTATTTCGATACCAATCTCACGAAAAACCTCGTCCGACAAACCGACCTCAGGAGGTCTTACGACCCCTTTATCCCCTAGTCTTTGGTCGAGTAAATTTTCTTTTGCAGATACAATATAAAGAGAATCATTAACGGCTTCAACATTATTGATTAAATGAACAGGCCCTGTAGCCAGGGATTTGAGGATTGCGTCAGTATTTTTTCCTCTGATCGACTTGTTTAAATAGGACCTAAGTTTCTTGTACTCGTCTTCTTTCGTGGCCATATTTACTCAATTTTTGCAACAGTAATATCAGATATAATATCTAATATTAAAGATTTTTCACCAGCATTTACTCTGATTACATCGTTTTGCGTATCGTATTGTGGAGAACCTATTGCAACTGCTTGAACACCGATAATTGCTCCTACTGTGCTTATGACATTAGAAATAGGAATAGACTGGCCTACTGGATTTGAGTTAATCAACGCTGCTACCGAATTTCTTACCTCTTCAACAATTGTAGTAAACGGAATACCGGTTTTCACTCTTACACTAATTGATACTTCAATTCTTTTAACAAGTGGAGCTTTAATAAAAATTTCTGCACCAGCCGCAGCAACTCCCGGGTAAGTAGTGTTATCTCGTGGATCTCCGTACACAATTCTGTTAGCTTCTGCAACAAGTCCCGTGTTATATTTATAGGCATCAACGCCTTTATTAATTGCTGTATCAAATGCAAGTTTAGACATTGCCAACAAAGAAACACCGCCAATTTCTCCAATTTTTTCAAATTGATTTGCAGAATCAAACACAATGTTCTTATCGTTTAAATTAGCCGGGTTGGTAGAAACAAGCGATATTTTTTTATACCCAGCATATGGTTGAGCTTCTTCTAGGTATATTTTATTAAAATTAGAATCAAGCAAAGTTTTATCAACACTTACTGATGTTCCAGATACGATTATTTCTGTTTCACTCAAAACTTCGGTAACAACAAAACTTTTTTTATTTGAAGCACCTAAAAAGCTGTTGGTAATTACAAAAGTATCTCCAGGAATTGCTCCCTCATATTCTTTGAATTTAAGAGCTTCTCTGTGAAATTGAAGAATATCTGAAATAATAATTCCTGCTTCGCTTACTCCATTTACGTTAATATAGTCTACAAAATTTCTTCTTCCTTCTTGTGTAATTTCTACCTCAAAATCTCCAGAAATATCGACATTAACCGCATCGGTAGCTGGACCATATGCTGTATTTGTTACTATGACCGTATTTCCATTAGCAATTGCCGAAAAGTCAACACCAGCAATTGTGTTAATTGAGTTTGCTGTTTTTATAGCCAAAGAAGCGGGTGTGTCAATATTTGCTGGTAAACCAGTGGCTACTACAGCAACAGGTATTGCAGTTTTACCTGACAATCCCGGATCTCCTCCTGCCGAATCAACGTTATACCACAGATAATATTCTGTATTATCGTCAGCACTGTTAATTAAAGCATATTCTCCAGAATTAATGGTAGTTCCTGATGACATTGTAAGTTTTGTAATTTGTTTTAATTTTTCTCCAGAATCAACAACATGAAAAGATCCTCTGTTAGAAATATTAAAATCTGTCCCAAAAGTAATCACATCACCCGGGCGCATGTTTTCAAGAGACGGCTCTTGGCCTGCTCCGCTCCAGCTTAGTTTGTTTATACCGTTTAATTTATCAATATTGTATTCTGTAGAAGCATCTGACCCAGTTGTTACGGCTTGAAGAACAAGTGTTACCTCTTCTTCAACTGTATTTGGATTGTCAATATAGATAGAATTTTTAAATCTCCTAACTATACGGTAGACTCCCTGATTTAATATATTAAAGTCACTTAATATGCTAACAGAATCTCCTTCTTGAACTTCTGATTGAACAGACAAATCACCTGAAGCATAAGCTGGAGCAATCATAAAAGCTCCGCTTGGAGTAGCTCCTAATCCAGAAAATGCCAGTGCCACTGTAACATTTGGAACATCGCTTACAATGTTTACAACAGATAAAGCAGAAGTAGCAGTTATGTTAGGTAAAAGAGAAATGGCTGCTGCAAGATTAGAAGCGGTGTCATCTAGAGTAGGTCCGACAACAAAATCTATTCCCTCAGTCAATACCGTAGTTCCTACTGTAAAAATACCTCCAACTACTGTTGTATTATCTGTAATAGTGAAACTACCTTGTATCAATTCGTTTATAGCATTTTCATTTGAAATACGAAGTGTTTTTGAATCATTACTACGGCCAATAACTAAGAATTGTCCATTGTTTTCGGAATTAATTCTGTTAGAAATTGTTAACAAATCACCAATTGCGACTTCATCAAACCTCATATCTCCCGAATCAACGGTAATATCCACAGCATTTGTAATGTCATTTTTATAGATTGTTAAAGTGCCTGAAACAGCGTCTTTTAAATTAATATTTGTTTTTAAAAAGAAAGGTTCTGTTCCTATATCATCCCAAGAAATACAAGTAAACTGTCCTTGTTTTTCAACTTTAAACGTTTTACCTAGTGTACGAGTATGGTAACGGTTTCTTCCAAAAAACCTTTGCTGGACATCTCTATCAAAAATCTCTATTTTAGAAGACCCTAGCGTAGGGGTTGATGAAGTGATTTTGATTGAATTAAGAGCATTGATCAGGGTTATCTTTCTCTGTTTATCAGAAGCAAAAACTTTAACCCATTGGTCCGAATGAAATCCGGCTGCCGATGCAGAATTAATAGAAACAATACAACTTCTATCAGATTGCTCTCCTATTACAGAACAGCTTCCTTCTACTGCGGCAGAAGATAAAGTACCTAAACCTCCTGCTATCTGAATAGATCCTGTCTCTCCTACTAAGGTTGTGGACAATTGCAATCTAGAATTTCTATCAACGGTTTTTATATCTCCGAGTGTTGTAAAACCTGTAACTGCTAAGACATTTAAAAAATCAGAAACCTGATTTGCCGTAATAGGAATAAGTCTTATTTTTTCGCCGTTATTAAAATTATAAGCATTAGATGTATTTGTAGAAAAAGAATCTAAAGATAATGAATTTTTAAAAGTAAACTGAGGAAGCCCCGCCCCGGCTGCTAGATTACTAGACAAAATATAGTTTTTACCATCAACCAGTCTAACAAAACTATCTGTATAATTCAAATCTTCTTCTGTGGAATCGTCTATTACACCAGCTCCTGTTAATCCTCCGTCGTCAACCAGAGAGGCTGTGACGAATAAAGACAGATCACTAGTTACGTAATCAACAATTTCTTGAGCGGTTGTGGCCGATGATTCAAAAAATGAAATAGTACTATTTTGTAATGTTGCTATATTTGACTCAACAACAGCAGCTCCCGCAGGTCTTTTTACTGTAAAACTTGATGAAGTAAATGAATCTATTTTAAAAGATCCAGTATTTTTGACATCAAATTCACCTGTATTAAAAATTGATACATAGTCTCCAACAATAATCGAAGATAAATCTGGAGCAGTACCCGTTCCTGAGTAAGTATATGTTACTGAATCTACAGACGCTGATAAAGGAATCGTTGTAATATTCCATTCAGTAGTCCCATCGACAGCGGTTGATCTTGAAGCGCCTGATTTTAAGAAAATTTTTATATTAACTTGTTCGTTAACTTCTGCAATATGAGTTATTCCTTGACCAGGAGAGGTAGGATAAAAATATCCAACTCCAATTTTTTCTCCGGATCTACCCCATTCTACAGATCTATAAAGAATAGCATCTTCATTTGTTGCAGGAACGGTAATTCCAGTAGGATTTCCAGGATCTATAATATTTTTTGCTTGCATTAAACATTTATAATTATCAAAATTAAAATCTGTATCAAAAAAATCGGTAAAATCTGAGTTCCCGCCTTCCAAATCGTATGCACGAAACTCGTCCGGGTTTACGGGAAGAGTAATATTTGTAACAGCAGTCCTGTACAACGGCATGTTAAAAGTTTTTTGATTCGGATCATTATCTAGTATTGCTACTATAGAATCCTCGTGTCCAAAATCAAACCCATTCAAAATATGGTATCTGTCATCTATTCTGCTTCTTCTGTAGAAAACACTTTGTTCTAAATTAATTGATGAACCTGAAAAGTTTTGTATTTCTGTGCATTCTGTAGAAACCACATCATCAACGGAATTATATGGTTGAGAAAAACATAAAAAACCAGAAGGATCTGCTCCAAGCGTTGTCAAGTTTTCGCTGGAAGTTATGCTAGAAATAAAGCTGTCCGAAGGATCAGCAAAAACATCTGTTGTTATTTTTCCGTGTATAAATGCCGGAAATTGCCTGTCCTGATTCCCTGATTCATAAAAAGCAAGTTGAGAATTAATGCTTTGAGAAATAGAATGTTTTATAAAATTAAGAGATTTTGCAGGATCATTAAAATCGACCAAAAACAATCCGCCATCTAGTGCTTCGGTATTTGTTCTGATAACAAAAATTTCATCATTATCAATTTTTACCGTAGCATTTTTTAATTGATTATTCATGATATTTGCAATTGTGTTTATATTGTAAATACCGGTAGGAACTTTAATTTTTTGAGGAGTTTTTTCACATCTGACGACGGTAAATCCTTCAGTAAAAAGAATCGGACCTTCAGCAACAGCAGCAGACTCTTCTGTTGCTGTAACCTTAATATCAAGTGTAGTAGAAGTTACAGCGTGTACACGACCTTCTAATCTGTTTGCGGAAGATAATTCATCTGACCATATAATCACATAGTCACCAATTTCAACATCATCAAAAGCACTAAGTACAGTACTAGTATATCTAATAATACCCGAACCCGGCTTAGACACATTCAAAAAGCTATCTCCGGTAACTCCAATAGAAACAGGTTCAGCGTTTACGTCATCAACAAGAAGCCATACATATGCCGAACCGGAAACGGTTGTTTGACCGCCAAGAATTTTCTTGCTATTTATTTCGGCTCGAGTATATTCGGAGCCTAGTTTTAAAGAATCACCTTTAGCAAGAGGTGATTTTAATTTAATTTGAGCAGTATTCCTTGATAATTCAAAATCAGCCTCATTGCCTTGAGCAGAAAGACCGATAGATGCTGAAAACATACCCTTTGCAACAAGTGCTGAAGCAGGGTCTATAGAAATACCGGCTCTGTTTGCTGATCCTAGATTACTCGTTAATTTTAGTTGTTCTCCGTTTACTTCAGCTGTAATACCTGTTACTTTATTGTTAATAACATTAGCCCAAGACGACAAGGTGTTTTGGTTGGTGACAGTAGAGTGTTGTCCCTCGTCTAAGAAATCTTGATTTGTAAAAGTGTAAGTTATCGGATCTGTACCATCCACTGATATAATTAAAGTGTCACCAGCGGTTATAGAATTGTTCCAGTCGAACTGTTTTTTAGACACTACAAATGCAACTCTTCCATTTTTGTCTAACAATTCTCTGTTTTTATAGAGTAGAATACTTCTAATTTCGTTTTTCGGAAATCCTAAAATAGGTCCAGCATCCACTCCTGTGGTCGGTGTAGATAATTGTAAAAATTCATCATTTTCTGTTTTTGCTTTAATTAAAACTTTAGCTCCGCTATCTGCTGTTGTTGCTTCAAATTTTAAGTCAGTATTATTGTTAATACTAGCAACTATTTCGTATGCAGTGGCAGATCCTATTGCTTTAAAATCATTTTCTCCAAAGATATGCTCCGATATTAATCCTCCTACAAGAATAGCCAGCTTGTCATAGGCTTTTATATTGTATGGAGAAGTTTCTGAAGAAAGTAAAAAAGCCTTGGCAACAGAAGTTTGTCTTCCTCCGGTAGAAAGCTGAAAACTTCTTTCCCCACCAATTGCTGAGTCTATGATAAATTCAATCCCTACCCCTTCAGTTTTTTCTTCATATCCTTGACCATTGTCAATGTAAAGAATAGTTTCTTCGGGATTTGTAGTATCAATCTCATTTGAGGTTACAACAGCATTTTCATCTGTAGCTTGAGCACCAAGGACGGCGTTTTTAACAGCTAAAGCAGTTCCTAGTCCTCTTGATAATCTTTCTTTTTTAATTCTATCTCTATAATCATCATCAGATTCGGTATCGGCACCAGTTGTAAAAGGTCGTTCATTAATAACTTCTGCACCTGTAAATGGGACAGATCCGAATTGCCTTATGGCTCCTGCAGGAGCATTTGACGCAGATCCCGGTTCCTGAGCCACAACTTGTACAAAAGGATTTTCGTTTTCACCATCAAGAAGAATGGCGGCAGAAGATACCGTATAACTGATGTCTGCTATAGCTCCAGATCCCGGCGAAGAAACTGTCGTTCCAACAGAAACATTTCGAGTTCCGCCTTGTCCAAGAATCACTGTTTCAGAAATATTATGAAATTTTGTCGTAGGAGAAGCTAGTGTAATTTCCCAGTATGCTCCTATTTGAGAAGCTGCTATATAATTTAATGGTCCCTCAATATTTGGAGTTCCTCTTCCTATATATAAAGTTCCTGATGTCGGGAACTGAGAAGCGTCAGACACTTTTATAACGGTTGAGCCAATATTTGGAGATGAGGCTCCTGCATAAACTTTTGTAGATATTTTCTGAAACGAAGAATCAATTACCTTAACAACTCCATTTGCGGTTCTTGAAGTTTTTCTAAAAATTCTTTCTTCTTCGCCAATTCTGTTTAGAGCCTCTCCAGTAGCTCTGTCGACAGAATAATCTCTAAGTACTTGAAATATATCACCTGAGGTACGTGCTACAGATCTTGCTACAACATCAAAAAACTGAGTTAAAACCGATCCTGTATTAAGGTCGTTAACACCAGTCAGCCCCGTATACTCCGTGAGCATTTCCGACAATATTTGTTCCCTAGATTTGGGGGTAGGTAAACCTTCAGCCATTTAGTCCTCTTTAACTATATATTATCACATATAATAAAGATTCAGTGCGAATATAAAAAATAATTTAATTAAATATTTTTTATAAATTATTGAAATTACACAGAAAAATTAATAGGGAATACACCCTTGCCGTCAGCTAAGATTGCATTTATACTAATAGATACTGTTGGAGGTAAAATATTTAACTCTATATTCTCAATATCAGAAAACCTTGGATCTTGCAAGACCATATCTCTTAAATCGATTAGCACATTTTCAATATCTACTTCAGAAACACTAACTCCCGGCGTAAGCCCTAGCCCAAAATCGGGATTTGAAAGTAAAGAACCCTTCTGTGTCATTATTTTCATTTTTAAAGCCTGAACAAGGTTTGTAGTACCGTTTGCTAATGCCATTTCACCAAATGAGTTCACAACAACATCTCCATAATCATCAATTAACCAATCTACTTTAGAAAAACCTGTCAGCGTATCCTCTTTTAAAAAAGGAATATCGTACGTACGAGCCTCTTCGTTAATAGCTATACTAGAGGGAATATAAATCTGGTTTTGACTATTCACAGTTCCGGGAAGAAATGCTTTAATTTTTGCATTATCTGTTGTTGTTAAAGAATTTAAATCATTTAAACCATCTACTGTGATTAAAAAATTTGTATCTGAAATTTTTTCTATTCCAGTAATTTTTCTTGTAAACATTGGAACAGTGTTACTAAATAGTTGTATTTTTTGTCCTGTAAATAAATTTTCTTTTGAAGAAATATTAAACTGTCTGCCATCTCCATTTGATAATAAAGTATATGAAAAACCATTTTCATCAATATATGGAGATCTTAGTCCATTTAAAGTTATGATTTCGTTATACCTATCAGGATCATTGAGATATCTGGCAGAAATTTGTTCAATAGTTAGCCCATACGGGACCGGTGCTAAAAATTTAGCTGTTGAAGAAGAATCAAATGGAATTCCGGAGTCATCGGCCAATCCTCCAACATATTCTAAAGGATTTTGTTTTCTAGAATCGTCCAAATCCCGGGTCGCTGTAGATATATTTAATTCAAGAATAGCGTTTTCCAGTGCAACAATTAGCTCAAACTCCTCCAAAGTCATGGGGGTGGCTCTTTGTTTAGGGGCAGGTTTTCCAAATATTTCTGAAAAAAATGCGTCTCCCGCACCGAAGTTGTTTGTTATATCTAGTGCCAAATTTTGTAGGTTTTTAGTTATTTCTTTAATTTCTTCAATAGAAATTAGTAAATTTTTTTCTATTTCATCCTGGATTGCAATGCTCTGTTGGGGTGTAGTAGAAAGTTGATCTATGGAGATAGCATTAAAAAAATCAAAGCTTCCCTCAGGTTCATTAAATACATTGTTCAAACTAGAAGCCTCATTGGCATCTTTTGCTCCTTTACCAAGAAGTCCTGCTGCTACTTGTTCGTCAGAAACTCCTTCATTTATTTCTTTGTTTTGTTTAATAGATGCTACGGTTTTTTTTATTTTGTTGCCTGATGCTTTATTTTTATTTGAATTTACGCCAAATGCTGCTTTAAAAGACGCATCACCATTAGCTGTATCCGATGCCATATTTTTAATAGATGCCTTTAAATCTTGTCCAATTTGATTTGGAAGATCTGATACAGAAAGAACTAATCCTCCTAAATTTTTATAAAGAAGCGTAACTTTTCTTACTTGATCAAAAACTTGTCTAAAGTCTGCTCTTACTGCTTTAATAACATTTAAAGAAGCGCTCATAGCACTTCTAGCATTATCCAAAGTAGAGACTGCCTTTTGAAAATAATTAGAATCAAGTTTTTGAGGAGTTTTGCCTGCATCTGTAGTAGTGCTATTTAAATCAATTCTTTTCCATGCCTTAAATTGCATGGTATATAAAAATTCGCCGGGGCTTCTTTGACTTCTTGTAACACTATACTGTATCGGAGTTACTACAAAAGATTCATTTGTTTTAGGGCAATCAAAAACAAGTCGCCAATGCTTGTTGTTGGGATTTTTTTTAGCAATAGCATATTGTTCAAGGAATTGTTGTAACAATAAAGCTTGATAATACCCTGTTCTGTAAGGATCATCCTGAGAAGGGTCTGGAGAATTAGGTGCTGTTTTATTAAGTATGTTTTTCCAAGAGTCGACCGCTGTTCCTGCTGCTGAGAAAGATCCACCAAAAAGTGACAAGCCGGGTGTGTTTTTATCATCGCCCGAACCACGGGTAGGCCATATTCCGGTCGTTCCGGATGCTGATATCATTTTAAATTTAACACCGTTATGTTCTTCGACAACACCACGCATTGTGGCAGTGGTATTAATTGCAAATTGATCTGTTATTGATAATTGTTGAGGAGTAATTGGAAGTGTAAAAACCCAGCCCTTGGGTCTTCCAATTGCATATTGTACGCCACCAGTGTTTGAACTATTATGGATTTTCTCTACTTTTGAGTCCAGTGTCCCAGCATTTCGGCTAAGAATAATTTTATTATTTCTAGAATCTATAACAATTAATCGATAAGGAAACAGACCGCTTGCTCTGTTTTCCATAATGTCTAAAGGAGAAAAAAATGCATCTTTTTCATACCGCCAAGGAAGTGGCGTTATATCGGAAAGGGTTTTTTCAGTTTTTTTAGAAACAACCCTTCCGGTTATTGTTTCATATATTTTATTCCATGACATTTTGTTGCCTCATTATACAATATCGTATATAATAAAGATTCAATCGTGTGATATTATATAAAAAGAATTACAATATGGGAAAAGCTAAACGAAAAATCAATAGGTTACGTAGAAAAAAGCTTAAACAAAAAGTAAAGCTCCGAATTCCCGTAGCTCCTCCTGGATATGCAATGAAATCAAAAATGGACTACGACAGAAATAATCATAAAAAAGTTATAAAAAAGTTATTAAATGAATAATGCAATACTTGCAGCAATAATATTTTTGCATATTAGTATAATAATCCTATGTCTAGTAGTATTTATTATTAAAATTAAACGAGAATCAAAAATAAG